AGACAAATTAATAGTTATGTCTCCGCCACCTGTAACGCCCATGCTCTGCCCTGTTTGTATTGGCGTTACTGACGGCACGGTAGGGCGTTGGATTGCTTCGCTAAACCCTGCACTAATTCCCTTAATGTCTGCCAGTTTTAAGCCTTTGGCTTTTAGGCGTTTTTGGGCTTCTGCAAATGCTGCTTCAACACCCTGCAAATAAGACTGGGCATTAGATACGCCAGCACCAAACCATTGCTGGGCGGCTTGCGTGCCAATGGTAGCGGCTGCGTTTTCGGCTGCCATAACCAGTTCGTTAGTTTCTTTAATGGCGCTCGAGCCACCCGCGATTAGTTCGGCTGCAATGGCCGCGCCGCTTTCACCGCCAGCGTCTAACACGGCTTGTAACGCTTGCTGGCTTAATCCCATGCCAAGCAAGGTTTTAACGTCGGCACCGTATTTAACAATACCTGCTACCTGATCGCGCAAACCTTGTAGAAACCCGGCGCCTGTTTCGTCGCCAGCCTCTTTAGCGTCAGCAAAACTAAACGCGTCTTTAATGCTGTCGCTTACCTCGGTAGCAAAATCGTTAAACGCTGTTTGTGCGTCTGCTAGTTGGGTTTTGGCGTCATCTAACGCGGCTTCTAAATATTTCTTTAATGCGTCGCTTGCCTCTTTTATGCGGTCTGCCATTTTCTTTGCTGCGTCACCAGCACCGCCAAGCCCCTTAGTAACGGTTTCTAGTTTTGGCGTGATCTCGCTTAACTGTGGGCCAAACGGTTTTACGGTTTCTACCGTGGTTTTGGTTGCAGCCTTAAACGCTAGAAACGCGCCCGCTGCAACTACTAGCCCGGCTGCGATTGCGGCAGCACCAACACCAATGGTTAGCGCCGTATTGGCTGCGGCAGCCGACGCCGCAAGTGACCAGTTAAGCGCGGTAGTTACTACGGTTACCGCGTTGGCAATTAGTTGCGCGGCCTTAAATCCGATAAGCGCCGTGCTGATTGCGGCAATAGCGGTACCAACGGCCATAAGCGTACCTACGTGGTCTTGCGCCCATGTACCAAAACTAATGAGGTATGGCAGCACCGCTTCGACGGCTGGCAATAACGCCAACCCTATGCTTTCCTGTACCTCACCTAATGCGACGCCTAAGCGCTTAAATTTGCCTTCCGCGGTATTCGCTGCCACGGCTGCCGAGCCACCAAATGTTTTAGCCAGCGTGGCCATAACGGTTTCAAGGTCTGCGCCGTCTTTAATCATGGCGTACAACTCGGGGCTTAACTGGCGTAACGCTTTAAAGTTGCCCCCATACGCTTTTGCTAACGCGTCGCTGACGCTGGCAAGGTCTGTGCCTGTGCCGGCTGAAATATCCATAGCCAGTTGTAAGGCTTCATTTGCTTGCGCTAAATCTTTAGTACCTAAAATTAGTGACGCATAGGCGGGGCGTAACTGATCGTCGGCCACGCCAGTTGCCATTTGCATAGCGCTAATTTGTTTTTCTGTTGCTGCTACTTGTGCGTCGGTAGCACCTACGACGTTTTGCAAGGTTTTGGCTAATTGGGCTTGTGCGGCGCTGTCCTCAACGGCGGCTTTAATGCTGTAACCAGCGGCAGCGGTAAGCGCGCCCATGGCTGCCACGGCTGGCAAAAACGCTTTACCCGCTATGTATCCGGCGCGCTCTGAATTAGTCTCGAGCGCCTTTAGTTGGGTAATGGCTTTCTTAAATCCGTCACCGTCAAGGCTCGAAATAATCGGTATGTTAATTGCCATGGGTTACCGCCAGTTTTCGGTTCAATTTTGCACTTACCGCGTCTACGATCTCTAACACTTTTTGTTCCACCGCGCCACGGTTATTTTCTACTGCTTTATCTATTGCACGCGGTTGCGGGCCTACCTCGGCATTTAGATTGGTAACAAACATACTGGTTGTGTTACGCCCGGCATGGTCATAAATTGCGCCCGCTGCGTTGGCCTGTTGAATAACCATTAACTGGTAAGGCTTACTGCCAAATACCACCTGTTCTTGGTGGGTTATTACGCCGTCGGTAGTGCGATTAAAATTCACGTAGCGTTCCTTGCTGGCGCGCACACCAACTTTAACCTTAAAACCTTTTTGCACCGCGTCGGTACGCCATGACGTCTCGCGGCCTTTAATCAGATTGCCTCGAACCATGCCCGACAATGGTGCGCCGTTACCTTTGCTGTTATCAAAATGGGCAACCATGCTACGCGCTTCGCTAATGATCTGTTCACCCGCGCCCTGTATGTCTTTAGTTACTTGCCGGCGGTATTGTTTATCAAAATCGTTTAACTCTTTTAGCGCCTCTTTAATGCCTAATACTTGTACTGACGCGCGCGCTGGCATTACTTACCGCCGCGCTGTTTGTTTAGTATTTCAATGGTGGCGTGCATATCGTCTAACTCAAATGTTACTTCACTAGGCCAAAACCCTGTGGCTACTAAAATTTCGGCCAGCGCTCTACGCACCGTGCCGTTTAGGCTTTTGGGTCTGCCTGCTCTACCACTTCAATAGACGCCAGCAAACTAATAAACTGGTCAAGTGTGCCGGGTACCGTAGTGCCGCTTAACCGTGTTGCCTCGTAACACAAATAGGCTAAATCCTCAACGCCAACGCCTTGCGCCATTTCTGACGCCTTGCGCTTAAATTTGCGTTCCCAACTAACAATGGTCATTAAGTTAGTCGTTACTTCATTTGTGCTGCCGTCGTTAAACGTAGCCTTAAGTCGTAGTTGCATTATGAACCTGCTTTCGTGTCGGGCCGTTGCCGGCTTTAATTAAACTTCAACTACCGAGTACACCCCGCCGGTAAAGGTTACGCTTACTTCCCCGAGCGAGCCTAGGGCCATAGTGTATGGTATGGCTTCCAAGTAGGCCCCGGTTAGTGTCATGGTTGGATTGGTGGCAGTACCCGGGCTGGTTGCTGACGGCGACCATGAAACGGTTACTTGTGTGCCAACCAAACTCTTTAGCGTGGCGTAAGTTTCTGACGCTGCAAACGACGCGTAAAGGTCAAGTTGCAAAGTTGAATTCTCGAGGCCCGACGTGTAAACGCGTGACGTTGAACCAAACGCGGTGCTTTCCAATGCTTCAATGGTGCGCGTAAAAACCAAGCCATGGCATTGGTCTTGCAGCGAAACGCTGTTTACGGTTACGTTTGGGTTGCTTAGGTAAGTGCTGGTTGCCATAGTGCTTTAATCCTTTGGTGTGTTCTTGCTATTAGTTTTAGCAGGTTTTGGGGTTTCGTTTGCGGATTGCTGAATAAGCCCGCCCTCGACTAGCGCGGCCACGTTAATACCGTTAGCCTCGGCGCCGTCGGCGTCGTATTCTGTGCCGGGTGTACCGAGCCTTGGGCTAATGATTGTGTAACGCATGGGGTGTAGTCCTAACTGGTTTGGGCTTGCATTTCAATAGTTAAATCATAGGCTGGCATTTCGGCGCCACCGATGATTGCAATAGTCGGGCGCCCGCTGGTAACTGCCACGTTTTTGCCTAGCACCAAACTGGCTAGGTGCATAAGGTTGCGTTGCGCGTCAAGGTTGCCCGGCCCAAGGGTAATAATGCGTACCGTGTAGGTCATTTGCACAATGTTTCCCCCACCGCCATACACGCTAAACGTGGGGGCGTCTATAAACGCGCATGGCGGCACAATGTTTCGGGGGTCTGTTACCACTTGCAAACCCGTGACCGTGGTTAGCGTGGCAGCGAGATCGTCTAGCGCCTCATTAAATAAATCGGTGTAGGCAACTGGCATTATGCCACCGCTGGTTTAGGGATACCCAAAAGCATTTTAATTGCCGGGCTTAAACCAACCGACGCGCCAGCGCTCATACCGTCAAACGTCGCAAAATCTGTTACCGCACCACGCTGCCTATAAAAGAAACCGCCAAGCGAAATGGTGCCTAAAGTTACTTGGCCATTAGGTGACGTGCTAAGGCTGTCTATGTAACCAGCCTCTTGGCGTCGAGTAAACGCAAGGCTGTTAGCCGCTAAAGCGCATTGGGTTAGAAACGCGGTATCTAAAGCCGACGCTGTACCAATGCCTAGCCAGTCCTCAATTTGCCCGGCTGTAATCCATGTGCAAGTTTCGGTAAACGTAATGGTGCCACTCGACGCGGTGCGCTGTACGTCGGCACCTGTGCAAGCGTAAAGCACCTGATTAGGTACTGGTATTTCGTAATTGAAAAGTAAATCGCCCTGATCGTCTACGCCGATAAATAAATATTCGGGTAGATCGTAAACCGTGAACGTGCCATTAAACGGCGCTGCAACTGAACCAACCGTAAAGGTTCCACCTACAACTAAATCATTAGGTGTAAGTGTTTGCAGCACCGCATAATTGCTAAGTAACTGTTTATGTGTGACCGTGTAAGCGGCCATAACTGGCCTCTTTTCCGATTATCAGACGAACTTAACGAACTTGGTAGCGTCTGCCATGAACGCTGCAGCGTAACCGCGGTAAGCGATTGTGCGGCCAAGCGTGCTAGGCACGTCTACTGAAATTGCACCCTTTTGCTGTTCGTAAAACTCGAACCCTGCTGCAGGGCCAGCGGCGTGGCCCATGAATGAACCCGGCGCGTTTTTGTCTACTACCAAAACCAAACCGAGTGGGTTGCCGTTCCATGACGCTGCGGACAATTCG